GAAGCTCATCCACTACTTGTAGTTATTACCTTTCAATGACAGTCGATACCATGTCATCCCCATAAATTGGTGCTCATGGTGGGAGTCGAACCCACAAACCTTTCAGTACTAGTTTCTAAAACTAGCGCGTTTACCATTTCACCACACGAGCGGAAATTGTTCTATCGCTGGATTACTCCAATTGCACGTCTGCTCTTGCCTCGACCACCAAGAAAGGGGTTGATTGACAACGATGAGATTCTAAAATTGGTGCTCATGGTGGGAGTCGAACCCACAAGACCGAAGTCGGCAGATTTTAAGTCTGCTGTGTTTACCGTTTCACCACACGAGCGAAAATTGGATTGTGGATCGGATTTGAACCGATAATAAGTGAGTCTCCGTCACACGTGTTGCTCGATATTATAACCACAACTAGTTGGTTTGGACTGCTACTTAAAGCACCCAGATTATAATACTTTGATCCGCTAACCGAAAAGATATCTCAATTCGTCTATGGGATTCCGTTACACTACCACAAAATTAATCAAAACCTAGTACGAGACCTGACCCCGCTCTCCCTCCCCATTTCACCACACCAGTGAAGTATGGATACTGAGGGGTGGTGTGCTCCTATACACCACATTCAGTTTAGGTAGATTTAACCCACTACGGTCAACCTACAAAATTGGTATCGCATAGGAGAATCGAACTCCTATTACTAGGATGAAAACCTAGTGTCCTAACCGTTAGACGAATGCGATAATAAATTAATCATGAACAGTACCCGAAGAATTTTACAAATAAACAAACACAGGGATGTATCTGTTAACCGACACCGTATGTTTTTATTATACTTCAGTCAAAATAGACTGTTCATAAATCGAAAGTAGTTTCAGACCACATCAAGGGGAATCGAACCCAATGGTTGGTGGGAATCGAACCCACCTTACTACTATGGGTAACCAGCACCCAACACCCATATTGTGTTAAATTAATTGAGGTAGGTGTTTTATATTGTGGTTATCCTACAAACCACAGACATTGAATTGAAATCAACTATTGCCATTATCACAGATTACCGCTTTAACACAATCATTAGTGTACCGCACTTGTGTTAATTATAGGCCAATTATTCCTACTCTCCATGTCACCGTATCTGTACACTCTGGACGGACTTCATGTAGCTCCATAAACACATCACAGTTAATTAAGATTTTCACCGTAAGATTTGGTATTTAATAGTCACTGGTCTGTATGCAACATCGCCTTAGATATTGTTGATTTCAAAATGTAAAGTTATGCCACAACTTAAGGGGATTCAGTCTATCTATAATCGATCTATAGGAACTGTCTGTTAGTGGATACCCAGTATATTCATAACTTTAAATTGGTGGACCCTACCGGACTTGAACCGATGACATTCTCGTTATGAGCGAGGCGTTCTGACCAACTGAACTAAGGGTCCAAATAAAAATGGCTCACAAGGTTGGATTCGAACCAACAACCTACGCATTAACAGTGCGCTACTCTACCATTGAGCTACATGTGAAATAAAATGGTGGACACAGATGGAGTCGAACCACCGGAGCTATAAACATCGGATTTACAATCCGCACCAACCCCCTATTGGAATATATGTCCATTAAAATGTGGAGTTTCTGTGGTGACAGTGAAACTCCGTAATGTCTGCTGTAATCAATGATACACTCGTACCATCTGAGAGAATAATTCAATAGTAGTTTTCTGCACAAGGCTATCAGTTTCACTATAAATCTGCTGACGACAAAATGGAAGAAGGTGAGGGGATCGAACCCCCGTAGGCTATGAACCTCCACCTGAGTTCAAATCAGGAACATTACCGCTCTGTCAACCTTCCAATAAAATGGAGCACTGTAGGTGAATCGAACACCTGTATTTGGATTTGCAATCCAACACATAAGCCACTCTGTCAACAGTGCAATAAATGGTGAGTATGGAGGGACTTGAACCCACAACCCTCTGATTAAAAGTCAGATGCTCTAACCAATTGAGCTACATACCCATTAAAAGTGTTTCATCAGGTTGGAGTCACACCAACATTTGTACCCCCTCTGGGATACCGAATTCGTTATTCGACTGACTAACGGTTATCAATAAACGTTCAGAAGCATCTCACCTCTTCGTTTCGTTTTCTGTGAGACATCAATCACAGGAACCGTTACGGTATGATAATTGAAGCGATAACCAAAATTGGTAAACGGAAGTTTAATGTTTCCCCGTAGCCTCATTTAAATTGGTGGATGGACTTTAAATAAGATGTAAGTGCCAACCGCTCTTACAAATAGATGATCTAGTGGTTGATAAACGAATAGGAATCGTTTCAGATTACACTAAGTGCGCCATACAACTTATTCATCAAATTGGTCGGAATAGAGGGATTCGAACCCCCAACCTCTCGGACCCAAACCGAGCGTTCTACCAGATTGAAACTATATTCCGTAAAATTATTTGTGATTCATCAGATCAACAAAAGGTTTCCTCAACTCTATATGTTAATATGTGACGATTGAATCAAACCGTCAATATACGACCAACATTCCTATGTGGTCCACATTGATAAAATGTTAGCCTACTAATCAAAAAACGTACTCAGCGAGTTTTCAGTTTATTATGGTTTTCGGCTAAACCAATTTATCTATATTCAATTTTCAAAGATCAGAACAATTTCTCATTCGTTATGTTGTCAATGTATCTGAATTGTTAATCATTGTCAATCATTTGTTTCATTTTCTTTCTCACTCAATTCAGGACTCAGTATGCGTGTATCAGAGGCGTTTCCGTTCTTAAGTGTTCCTATGTTATACCTGACTTGTTTCAGTAAGTCAACCTGTTATTTCATTTAAATTATTTAACAACTCAAAGGTTGTATTAATTCACGAGCATTTAGATCTATACTTGATTCTTTTTTCGCAAAGAACAATGATGTGCTTTCTAGAATAATTTTTTCACCTTCTACTATAATTTCAACGGTGTCTATTATTTTTTTCATAATTTCCTTTATATTAAATTGGTGGAGCTATGGGGAATCGAACCCCAATCATCTGAGTGCAAATCAGATATAATCCCGTTATACTATAACCCCAAAATGGAGGAAGCAGGAGGAATCGAACCCCAAGACCCGTCAAGGACTCCTTCTCATTAGCAATGAGCGACACGTACCATCATGCATCAACTTCCAAAAAATGGTGCTAGGTGAGGGAGTCGAACCCCCGACATTCTGGATGTAAACCAGACGTTCTACCACTGAACTAACCCAGCGTTTCTATCGTTCTGTATTCTATTTTTCAAAGATCAAATTGGTGCTCTTTAAGAGATTCGAACTCCTATCATCGGATTCGTAATCCGATATTCTATCCATTGAACTAAAAGAGCAATTATATTTTCTAACAAAAAAGGTGATCCACTTTAGTAGACCACCTTCGTAAAAAGTTTAAGCTATATGCTTAGGTGATCAAAACCCTCTCTCCATACCAATATAATTGGCAAATTGGACTGACGGGCGCAACGGATTACTATCCAGTGTCCATGTTCCCGCTATAAGATGTTTACATTTTACGTCCATTATATTTCCTAAAAATTGTTTCTCGTTAATTCTATTTATACAATTCAAAATTATTTGGTTATTTTGGAATCCGGTCTATATATTTGGATAACCATTTTTCCCATTCTTTTATATCCCAACTACCACGTGCTTTAGCATCAACATTCCAATATTCATCGAAAATCTGTTTAGCAAGCTTCTTATCGGTTAATCCGATATGTTGTTTCAGTGCATCAACAAAGTCACCCAGTTCATAATGTTCCATTGAGTTGATAAGGATATCCATTACGTTATCCAATCGATGCTCCTGTGGGAGTTTATGTTTCTTAGCTTCCGTTAAACTGTTTAATGATTTCATAGTGATCCTCGTTTAAACTATTTATACTTCAAAAAGTTGGTCGAAGGGATGAGACTATTCCCGACAACATAATGTTTCGTTTAGACCGTACCGAACTCCTTGCGGGAACCCGTTAATCAACTATCCACCAATTCCCACTAAGGGCGAACTGGTCAACATCATGACCGCATTTTTTAAAGTGGTTGCTTTACCACTATCCAGTTAAACTACTCTACTAGCGTTTCACGTCACCAACCCTTACGGGCTGTTCATATCCGCTAAGATATTATGAATGGTTGCTAACAAATAGACATCATCCTTGCAGGGAATCAATCACCCACCTCACATTGAGTGGTGTTAGGTCACTTTCGTTCAACCGTGCTGACCGTCTTTTGCTTTTGAGATGGATTTGAACCACCAACCAATTGAATATTAATCAACTGCTCTACCAATTGAGCTATAATTTGCAACTTACCACCTCGTGCAGTCAGCAACTGCTTTCACCAAGTTTCCAAGGTAAAAATACAATACGAGACATACCCTTTCACCCTGTCGAGTTACTTGAATCAACTTTCACGATTCAGGAATACCTAATTGGTTCCCTCACCACTCAGTTTGACACACAGCTTTCGTTCACAACAAACTCTAACCGTATATCTACCCTTTGTTTCTTCAATGTCGTTTGTTTGGATGTTGTTTCTCGTCACCACACGTTAGACCCACCCATCGTAAGACCAGTGGTTATTCAACACAAACTTCCATCAATCCTCCACAAGTGTGAAGGTAATCAGAAACTTGGCTTGTATAGATGTCCACAACTAAAATGTGGCAGGACTTGTAAGAAAGCTACCCTGTTTCACTACGTTACCGCAGTTTATCTTACCCGAAGGCATTGGAACCCATACGTCCCAAATTATTTAATTTTAAAAGAACATTGATTGATTACTCAATCGTTATGTATTACTATACTCAACTCGGTAGTGGAAGTCAACCATTATTTCGAACTATTTAACATCAGTCCATTTTTCTTTACAAACGTAACTGGCACCCCAGACTTCTGAACGAAGTTTCGTCCAAGATTCACCAGTACCCTTCATTTTATTGAAGTTGGTCTTACCAGTGTTAGTACGGGGTTTCCAATTTGACACTTTACCTTGTTCCATTTGCGTTTCCTTTATTTAACTTATGAACTAATATACTGTTTTATTTATACAAAATCAACTAAAAACTTAACTTATTTTAAAATCCACCATTTTTCAGGTATTTTATACGTTTTGTGATGTATTTAGCACGTTTAACCATTTGAAGATCAAAGCAAGCAACACTCACCGGAGTACTTTCCCATTCAGCTACAACCAAATCAAGTATGTCCATTGCTTCAAATTCAAGCTGGAATTGTTCATCTAAATCTCGTTGTGCTCTATCACTTAACCTTATACGTGTATCATCATCCATAACAACCCCCAACTAAAAACTTAACTTATTTTAAAATGGTATGTCTCCCGTTTCAGTTGGAGATGACTCTTTAGCTAATGGTGGATTCCAGTTATCAGCACATTTTTGTGAGCATGTACACGGATGCAGTGGTAAACCCATACACCCACATTCATACCCATGACAACAGAATTCATGCTCATAACCTCTAACGAACACACCACATACATCACAACATTCACCTGATGTACCATAATTGAAAAGAAGTTCTTCCAATGCGGTTATTAATGTATCAGGACCGAATAATGTTAATTCACGTCTAGGTTCATCACCATCAACTTGTTCTGATGGTCTTGAGCACCCCATAACCTCTTTGTTATTGGACAACGCATTCAATATGTCATTTGCATTCATAATTCTACTTAATCAATTTCTACAACACTGATATTCAAGTTCCACAACTTACCTTCGTTGAAAATCGCTACACATTCACCAGTTCCAAAATCTTTCCGTATGATTGCTACTTTATCTGGATCAATGTTCTCAAATATATTCTCTTCATTCACGTTGAACACATCATAAACGTATCCAGCTACTTCATGACTATAATATTCGGTATCACATGATTCAACAACCAGTCGTGTTGTTTTGTTATCAGCTGGTTTTGATTTAGTTCTTGGGAGGAACGTCACCGCTACGATGTTGTTATTCCCATCTTCGAACCCATCAAGACTATGATCTCTGAAATCAATGACGATACCCTGTTTAAATTCTTTGGAGTATACTAGATATTCACCAGTTTTCTCTTTACCACGTTTCTTTTTGACTAAGCTATCCATTGCTCGTTCGAAAATCGTATTAACGGCTTTCTCATCAATCTGGTTCCGTTCACCAATGCGTTCATAAAAATGTTTGGTACCAACAACTTTACGACCCTTATACGTATGTAGGACCGTCCAACCCTTTGCACCTTCGTTCAATTTAATCGGTTTCATATTATTCTCCTTATCTACGTCTATTTATAACGTTTATGTCGTTTGTTATAACCGTCATCATCGTAGATATCAGATAAATCATGATTGTTGGTCTTATTATTATCATGTGATACACCCTTCTTGCGTTTGGTGTCACGTCTTTTCTTGTCTTCCTGTCGTCTATTGTAACTCATAATCAATTTTATTTATACGTACACTCACCACACGTTAACCATGGGTATACCCCGTTAATTGTTTATCAATATAACAGTTTATCTTAATTTGTCAATATTAGACACATATAAGGTTGATATACCCAGATTAGCGTATTAATGGTTACAGGTCGTCTAGACTATCCATGAAGTCATCTAGATCATCAAGCTCGTCCATGTCACCACCACTCTCCACTTTCTCCTCTACTTCAGCTTTGTTATCCGCAACAGCGTTATCGATCATCTCATCGGTATCGATCTCATCAAGGTCATCGATGTCAATCTCATCGGCTTTTTCAGTAGTATCAGCTTCGACACTATCATCCAAATCAACCAAATCATCCAATCCATCAATGTCATCATCAAAATCCATAGGGATTTCATCCTCAACTTCTTCCGCTTTTACTTCAACCTTTTTCTTAGCTGGTTCTTTTTTCTTAGCTGGTTCTTTTTTCTTTTCGGCAGGTTTGGCTTTCTTCTTAGGTTCTGGTGTTTCATCTTCCAAACCATCCAAGTCTTCGTCGGGTACATCATAGGTAACACCAATGTGTTTATCATAGAATGAAACCAGTTCTTCTTTGGTAACACCTGTATAACACTCTTCATCAAAGATCTTACTGAACTTGGTGAATGGTCCATCAGAGTTAATCGCATCAACTTCATATGATTTTTTACTAAGCTTAATCTTGTTAATCTTATCATATGAGAACGGTTTAGCAACATTTTCAGATACACTAACCTTCTTAACGGTCATAAGTAGATCAACCCCGTTGGTGTTGAATGGGAATGTTCCACCTTTCACACTGGCATCAATTTCCTTTTCAAGAACCTCGTATGGATCAACTGTAGTCCACTCACCTGTAGCTTCATCCTTCATGTAACTGAAATCAGATTCACGGATCTTCAACACACCAAACTTGTTGTTGTTCTCTGGGTGATTAGGATCTTGTACAATGAATACCGGAATCATCACTAAACGTTTAGCTTTATTTTTGTCAAATTCACGTTGTGCTGATTTATCCTTGTAACCACTATCCTTATATGTATCAAAGTGACGACCAGCAGTTGCACACATTGGACACGTTTCGAAAGGGTTTGATTCCCAATATACATATGGGGTTCTAGGACAATTCACGAAATCGTAGGTACGTTTACCATCATCAGCGATACCGGATTTATCATGGGTATATTTAACCACGTATGGTTCTTCCCGTTCATTAATTTCAGGGTTCTTGAAGAACAGCATTCTGAAACGGTATGGTTTCTTGGAATCCAACGTCTCTTCAATTTTGATCATATTAAGAATCTCACGGGTTTTTTTACCGCTACGCTTCTTAACCTTCTTTGGCATTTCATTTATTAGTTCACACATGTACTTCTCCTATTAGTCTAATCATTTATTGATATAATTGGTAATGTTATCATTCGTTAACGCAATTATACTCACTTTGTCGTTCCCGTTAAACCTTTTTATTGCATTTCTTGCTTCAATGTTTATAGCTTCACGGTGTTTAACCACTACACGCTGTACCTCATTCATCGAATCTTCATTCAACATTCTAGACAATTTATCAATATTACTGAACATTGATAAGTAATATTTGGACAATTTACCAGACATGAGATATTTAGCCAATAGATCCTCTTTGATGCAGTATCGAATGAACTCATTGGTTGTTGTCATATCCATCATCTTACATTGCAGTGCAACGAATCGGATTGATTTTAATATGTGGTTATATATCTTGGTTGTATTTTTCGCATCTGTACGTTCTTCCAAAACCTGTTTGTATCGACTGATATTCGCAAGATTGATTAAAACTTTCGGGTTCAGGAACTTATTATAGTGTTCGAATGTATCACTTATATAATCCGTGTAATCAACCTTATGGTCATTAATGAATTGGGTTGCTTTAGTGAATGCTAACAATTGAACTGGGTCACTCTTAGCTTTCTTATAATGCTTACCATCTTTAGATATGAATCTAGACTTCACCACTCTAAAATACTGGAAATAGTACATCCCAATAACATCATCTACGGTAACTTTTTTCATTTCTATTCAACACCTAATAGTTCGAATTCATTATATGCGTTTTTTATATTTCTAATTATTGCTGGTGTAATGACACTTGGATACAATCTACATATGATAACAATCAGATCATAGTATTTTAAATCAAGATCGTATAACATTATGTCGATAAACTCAGCATCGAATAACATAACCTTTAACTTCTTTATGATATCGCAATTGGTTTTCAACTCTGGGAAATACCATTTTAAGTATCGTTCAAGTTCGTCATCAGTTAAGTGATTCTCGATATCTACATCAAGGTTGATAATAATATTATTGGTGGTGCTCATAAACTTTCTCCTGTATAGACTATTATACCACATAGACTACATATTATGAACATCCATTTCAACATCAATTATAGGTTCGTCATCATCCCCATCATACGGTTTATCATCATCAAGAAGTGAATCAACCTCGTCATCATCAATAACATCTGTTGTATCGGTTAATCTAAGGCTGAATGGATCTAACTTCAACGGAATTCGTTTACCAATATAACCACCGAGACGATTTTTCAACACTGCACCTTTGATCACACCCGCTTCACGGTCTTCATCAGTTTGGTACAATGCCATAATAAAGTCAGCAGTGTGTGCAATACCCCTTGATTCACTGATATTTTCCATACCGATATCTTCTGAATTGTAACCCTGTGTATTTGCTTGGGTTGCTGTACAGATTGGAGCATTCCATTTATAGGTTAATGCCCTCATCTCACGTGAAACATTACCAATGTCAGTATATGACGATTCAGTTTGTTTTCCCCGTGGAACCAGTAGGTTCAGATAATCAATCAAAATTAGGTCAGCTACAATACCCGAAGTTTTCAAACGCTCAAGGTATACGTCAATTGCTGAACATGAAACCGAGTTTGGTGGATATTCCTTGATAATGATTTCGTGATCTGGGTGATCGTCATTGAATTTATCAATCTCAGACCTAGCCCGTTTCTGTTGACCAATTAACTCATCAATATTACAACCGGATATATGTGCATCAATTCTTTTCGCATATACGTCTTGTGATAATTCCAAGGTTATGATTACAACCTTCTTATCATTCATCGCATTATAACGAGCAATATTACTAAGTGTTAGTGATTTACCTAGACCAGCTTGTGCTAAGAATACAACTAGACAACGACCATCAGCTAACATACCACCATTGGTAACTTTATCCATTGATTCGATACCGAACGATAATTTCGATTCAGGATTGAGGATTGTGTCCCAGTGTTTGTCTTGATCTTTCCGGTAATTCAAACCAAGATCTTCATTCAGGATCAGTGAATTAAATTGTTCAAGTCTGTCAATACATTTTGACGTATCCCTGTCTACTTCAATTGATTTGATGTTATCGGATATAGCAAAGAATGATCCACGTGATTTAATGTAGTTGATGATGTTATCTTCAATACACTTATCATCAAGTTCTGGATTGAGGTTCACGGACTCGTTTATGGTGGACATCACTTCAGATACATCAATCGTTTCATCACGATGTGAGTACTTTTCGATTAGATGTTTAAGTGTGTCAACCTTTGCAAGTTTGTCATACTTCTTATAATACTGTATACCTAAACCGACAACCTTCTGAATATATTCATCTTCGAACCATCGCTTGTCATACATCTCAGCGAACAACACCATATACGCCTTATCACTGAGAACCTTCTTTAGAATCAGCTTCTCAACCAACTCATCACTAATCATGCATTCAATTTCCATCAATATCCTTAAAATTTAACAATCGTAAAACTACAACTACTAATGATTATATTAGGTGACCCACCAAAAGTGAATCACCTTTTACAATTAATTCCAATCGTTATATTGATGTGAGTTCATAGGACCAGTATTGATTGTTTCAACACTTATCTGGGTTATATGTTCATCAATCGGTCTACCAACATCAGCTTTCAGTGCAGGTGTTTCATTAATCGATTCACCGTCAATACTACCAACAGTACCAACACCAACATTATCAGTTTCGTCATGATGTTCAGTAATTAGTTTATTTAAACCACCAATATCCAGATTTAGTTCATGGTTCTCAGCAACGAGTTCATCATTGTGATCCCGAATATTATCATAACCCTCTTCAGCTAATGATAACACATCGATCAAATCACCAACCACCGCTAACAGTTCCGGTTTACTTAATGTTGGGATATTGAATCCATTATATTTAGACTTCTCAGCCTTTTTGATTAATGATTTATATAGATCACCTGTATAAAATTCTTTCACGTTTTTAAGATCTTCTTTCATAATTTTCTCCTAGTACCATTCAATTATTGTAAATAAATCATCACCTTTAATATCTGGATAGAATTTAAGTAATGTTGTTGTAAGTTCTTCCAATGACTTATAACCCTCAGAGTTTATAATAGACATTGGTATATCTTTTAGTTTTGTGTATGTTACACTCTTAACCGTAACTACAATATCTCCAACTGTTCCGTTTGTTGCTGTTAATAATAGATCATCAAGCTCTATTTCACGTTTACCTAATCTTGATGTACCATTCTTTTCACCAGCCCAAACCCATTCCATCAATTCGTCATCTAATTTAAGTGTTTGCATATTAATCAATCTCCGGTAATGGTATCCAATGTGTGACTTGACAATTTATAACATCATCAGACCACGTTTTCATTGGAATTATTGTGTGATCGGGCGTAGTTATGTTACTATTCTGAATAGAACTAACCTTCATATCACCAGTGACATTATTCAATGTTATAACTCGTTCAAAGTCTTCAGGTAGTTCATGTCTAACCGATACCCATGTACTGATATTTGGTAACCCTATAAACTTATTTGGTGTGTCTGTTTCTGATGCACAACATTTAACACACTCAATAGCCTTATCAAATTTATCATTATGATAGTTGCTATAATTCATTTCCTTTTGGGCATCTTCTATAGCTTCAATGATCATTTTTGGGTCGGCACATGCCCACTTGGAATCATCATGTGATTCCTCACAATTACAAAACGGGTTATTCATCTTTAATCTCCTAATCCTAATTCACGTTCCAATCGCTCTATTGTTCTTTGATTTCTTCTCATTTTACAATAGGGCATGAAACGCCATTTGAACACAAAATATTTTAACCAGATTCGGGAGGATAATTCTCTCCAGTAATAACGAATATTACTTGGTATGTTCTTCATAAGATTAAACTCCATTATCCCGACAGTTATCCCGACATTGTGTCGGGATAAATGTCGTGATTAAACTACATCATCATTTGTCCACCATCATCAGATTGTGGTGGGGTTGGTTCTTTAATATCTGTGATCATACATTCAGTAGTCAACAGCAGACCAGCAATACTTGAAGCATTCTGTAATGCGGTTCTGGTAACCTTTGTTGGGTCAATGATACCTGCATCCATCATATCAACCATCTCACCAGTTGCAACATTATAACCTTTACCTTCAGTATTACACATTACATCACGAACAACCACACCGACATCAATACCAGCATTCTCCACCAACTGTCTTAATGGTGCTTCGATTGCGTTACGAATAATATTGACACCAATCGTTTCGTCATCATTGGATGTTTCAACTGTATCAAGTTTATTCTGTACACGTAATAGTGCAACTCCACCACCTTCAACCACACCTTCTTCGATTGCGGCACGTGTTGCGTGAAGCGCATCATCTACACGGTCTTTCTTTTCACGCATCTCAGCTTCAGTGGTTGCACCAACTTTGATAATCGCAACACCGGATGCAAGTTTAGCTAGACGTTCTCCAAGTTTATTACGCTCGTAATCGTTATCACATTCACCAATCTGTTTACGAAGTTGTTCACAACGACTTTCGATTGACGCATCATCACCACCACCATCGATGATAGTTGTGCTATTTTCACCAACCACAATACGACCAGCTGTACCAAGATCAGAAAGGGTTATGTTCTCAAGGTTGATACCTAGATCTTCAGTAATGTATTTACCACCCGTTAATACAGCGATATCTTCCATTGTTAATGTACGGTTGTGACCAAAGTTTGGTGCTTTGATTGCACAAGAGTTTAATTTACTATGAAGTTTATTCAACACTAATGTTGACAATGCTTCACCTTCAATGTCTTCAGCAATGATAAGTAATGGCTTACCTGAGTTCTGTACCTGTTGGAGTACTGGAATTATATCATTCAGGTTCGTTATCTTCTGACTGACCATCAGTAGGTATGTGTCGTCCATCTCACATTCAAGTTTATCAGCATTGGTTGAGAAATACGGTGACAGATAACCACTACGGAACTGCATACCGTTATTGACTTCAAGTGTTGTTTCGATTGAACGAGCTTCTTCAACAGTTACTGTTCCATCTTTACCAACGGTGTCCATAGCTTCAGCAATGATACGACCAATTGTTTCATCACCATTGGCTGAAATCGTACCAACGTTAATCACCTCTTCAGATGTATCAACCTTTTTACTGATATTTGCAAGTTCTTCCACCAACACGTCAACCGCTTTATCGATACCACGTTTAAGGCACATCGGATTAGCACCAGCTGTAATATTCTTCAAACCCTCACGGTAAATTGCTTCAGCTAAAACTGTAGCTGTTGTGGTTCCATCACCCGCAATATCAGCAGTCTTTTGTGCAACCTGTTTCACCATTTGCGCTCCCATGTTCTCAAACGGATCTTCTAGACTGATCTGCCAAGCAACTGAAACACCATCTTTCGTTACCGCTGGAACCCCATTTGGTGAATCGATAATCACATTACGACCCTTTGGACCCAATGTGGTTTTAACAGCCTTACTCAACTTCTCTACACCACGTAACATTGCGTCACGTGCATCTACATCAAATTTAATTTGCTTTGCCATTTTTTATTTCACCTTTAGTTTAATTTACTACAGCTATTATATCTTCTTCATACACAATGATGAAGTCATTTGTTTCAATTTTAACATCAACACCAGCACCTTTGGGTATTAATATCGTACAACCAGTACAAATCAACTCATCGGTTACACCACACCCAACAGCTTCAATCACACATTCACGTGGAGTATTATTCGCTGAATCTGGGATGATCAAACCACCAACCATGTTTGTTTTCTCGGTTACTTCTTTAACCAATACCTTCTTACCAATAACATTCACTTTCATGCTGTCAATTCCTTTTCGTTTAATATGTCTTCTTCAATTATTCTAAATATGTTACCCACTGGGTATTTGAATACTTTAATATCACCAAGTTCATACACCATCACACAGTAAAGACCACCCTTTGTGTATGTATTGGTTACGGACTTATGTACTATTGGTGTACTAGCGTCATGCATACACATCGTTACTGTCTTATTACTAATCATCGTCATCACCTAACATCTCCAGTTCTTGTTTTTCTGCTTCATCCATTTCGGTTTTTGAACCGTATCTCATTGAGTTATTGATATCCTTATCAAGATCATCCAAGAATGAATCCCATAATGCATCATCTTCTAAAATTTGTGACATACGTAAACTCTTATCACCTGAATATGATGGTACTTTATACCATGCACCAGCTTGGGTTATGTATCCGAACTTTTTAGCATCATCAACAAGACCTTCGTATTTCTCAATCCCAGTATCGAAATCGATAAACATTTCCGTTTGGTGGAATGGTTTAACCAGACGATTTTTAGTGGTGAAGAAACTCATGGTGTTACCATTGAAATGTGCATCTTTATTGGTTTCATCATCAACAAGTTTCTTTGCTGTCTGAATAATTACATGTGATGCAAATACAATACCCTTACCACCGGACATATTCTTAATTTTTGAAGGATATTTAGCCGCTGGATCATCATATATGTGATTCAACACCACTAGTGATGCATTGGTTCTCAATACTGGAATCATCATAGATTTCATCATTGCATTCTTAAGTTTTGCAGTTAGACCCATGTCACCCTTTTGGTCACCCTTCTCCATTGCATCTTTAAGCATCTTCTTAGATACTAACGCACCGAACGAATCAAGTATAACCAAGAATTTCAAATCTGGGTTGATTGCTAGTTGTTCCTGTATTTTCTCATAGATGAAAATTAATGTAACCGTTGCATTCTCAACTGAGTCAACCAACATATGTTCGATCATATCCATTGGAGCACCCGTCGAAACGAGAAAATCTTTTAAACCACCACCTTCAGAGTCTAGGTAAAAAACACGATCATAATTATGTTTATTCAATGCGTTTGCAACTGTCATAGCCGCAATCAAACTTTTACCTGATGCCGATTCACCAGTTATCGTAATAATACGACCTTCAGGTAAACCACCCCTGATACTCCCACTTACTCTAGCGTTCAATGATAAACAACCTGTATCAATATAACCTGTTACATCACCATAAGGACTTACGTCATATGATATAGACCCCGTTTTTTTACGGATCTCACCCATCATTGATTCAATACTAGTTTTCTTTTTCGCCATCTTCTACTCTCCTTGAATTTTCCAGAAACGAATCTATGTATATAGCATTAGTGTAAAAGCCATTGCCATACATTCGACGTGAAATTTTTGCTAAACATTTAGCATCAACATCAGTTATTGTTGAACCAGTACCAATATAATTTACTAAACTATCCATTTTTACCTTGAAGTTTATTTTTAATCAACATGTAATATACTGAAACTAAACCCATCCTATGTAGATTATACAGTTGTTTTGATTTATTTGCAATGTTTATCTCAACTAATTTTGTATAGAACTTACATGAACAGCTTCCAAGTAGCATATCAGCCACACCATCACGGGTCATTTTTCGACCTTTACCTGCACCAACATACCTGAACACCCGTCTAAACATTTTCGTTGGGTCAGATATATAGGTGACCTTATTAACAGTACCAAACAGTTTCAGTGTATGTAATGAACCATATATTTGATTCATGTAGTCCATACCGGAAAACTCATCGAAGTTTATCACAACGATTTCGGTTTCATATGGATCAATCATCGCACGTAATTCTCGTATGAATCTGGTTGCGTTTTTTGTTTTATTGTTGAAGGTGTAGTAATCCACCGAGGTATAATCATCATCAGCTGAAATTTTACTGATGACAATTGACCCAAACTTTCTACAGACAATACTTATATATGTCATACATTAAGAATTGATTCAATCAACGGTACACATTCGTCAATGGTGTCAACTTGTGTGATACCATATTTCTGACAAACAACATCAACATTACCTTTTCTCCAGAAACCTTCTGGACAAACCACGATTACATTCTGATCTTTTGCATGTAGACCAAGTTCCATCAGTGTGATTGGACTCTTTGTTTTCGGATCGAATACCACCACGATGATGTTAGCACGTTCCAAACCAGCGAGTTCCCACTGTACCTGTGTGCGGAACTGATCATTCTCAATCGTCTGTTCCCATGATGAATCCCAATCATCTCTACGTGGATTCAGGATTCCAACATTCAGGTGGGAAATTTTATTTGATATCTCAGTCTGCCAATCAATTGCCTTACCCATCTCAATGGAACCAGCTAGGAAGATGTACTTATCAAATCCACTATATTCAGTTGGTGCCTTAAAAACTTTCGCACCCCTATTTTCATTCACATTAATTTTTTTCATAAACATCCCTCTAATATTTCATTGGACTACGTTCAAGTTGTTCGATACGTTTTAATAGACGTTCAATCTTCTCTTCATTCGTTAGCGCAATCCATACCGCACGATTTAACCTTCGTTTTGCTTCAATACATTTGACACATTTAGAATTGTGATGCATAGTTTCACGATCACATTCAACACACCATTCATTTATCGCCATTACCATAACTTATACCCGTTTGTTTTTCTTCTCGTGCTCACGTTTCCATCGTTCGTGTTCAACTATACTTTTGTTTTTCTTTTTTCTTCTGGCCTTTATAGCTCTGTCTATCTGTCTACCTGTTGCCATAACTTAACTCCATTACTCTGTAACTATAAACTCATCCACTGCTGGATCTGGTATCGTCCCATCCCTGACATCATCATAATAATCACATAAATCAACTGTGAATGGTACTTCATAGAACCCACCAACATAATTATTCGGATAAATTGATTCACCGGATAATGATTCAGTCAACGTGAAATGAATCGACTCAATTGGATTACCTATTCCATTATACTCACTTGTACCCGCAAATAAAGATGTTTTTAATATAAAAGTTAGGGTTGCTATGTTAGTGTCTGGTTGTTCTGGTCCAAGTTCGAAAGGCCACTCCTCGTCAACTTCCCCATCCCAAACGACTTGTAGATTCATTTTCTTATCAGCTAACTTAGGATGTGGTACTCTGACATAAACATCCGGTTGAAAGAATGGGATGAAATTTCCAATGATACGTTCAATCTCACTCTGTCTTTTTGAAAATATGGTCACCTGAAATGTAATATTGACTGGATTACCCTGCATGTTATCATAATCAATTGAACCAGTCATAGCTTTCATGTTTTCGTTTATATCATTCACACGAGTGGTATCACGGGATAAAGCTGTTCGTTGAACCGCAATCAACGGATATACGATTGGTGCCTTGTTTGGATTTTCTAGATCTTTAAATATACGTGATCTATTACCAAGAACAACACCAACCTTTGTGGTCTTACTATTTCTACCAGTGAATGCGATATGGTTAAATATATCAACAAACTGTATGGTACTGGTGTATAATTCATTATTAAATGATTCGATTTGCATTATTTATTCCTCTTGTTGCCTATTGCGTCACTATATGCAGTCATCATCGGTAGCAGTTCCTTAATAGGCATATCAATTGACATCGTGTTGACCTTCATTGTTGGATCAATCAGCATTGCCGTTAACCACCTGTGATGTCCATCAAGGATGTAACCATCATTGGATACGATATAGAATGTCTTCCCTTGAAGAAACTTCTTCGTTGAATCAACGGTGATACCTTTCATGTCATTGTGTGCCATTTTAATTGACTTATCGACATATATCTGTTTCTGGATTGGTTTAAGATCACCAACAGTGGCATATTTTTCAACCACTTTAATTTTATCATCATTCTTATCACCATCATTCAGACCAGCTTTCAACCATGCATCAGCTTTATCCTTACTGAGACCCTGTGGAAAAGGATTCTTAGGGTTCGTCTCATCAGCGTATGGGTCAGTAACATCAATGTGACCATCAACCAATCTCTGTTGGAACTGACGGACATCACGACTTGTCACCACTGGCATGTCTTTTCTTTTGGTCTTACCAACCTTTGCTTTACTTTTAACGTTCTTAAAGTTCTTGTCAAAGTTTGGAATAGATTTATCAAGTTCTGGTATAATCAACTCAGCCTTTTCACGAGCTTGTTCGATTGTCGTACTTGATAATTCAAGCTTACCTGATTCTTGACCACCCGTGTTAACACCTTCTCTTATCCAAGTCCTAAATCCAATCATATCAACCTCTATGTAAGTGGGTATCCTTTTCAATAATTCCAGACATAGACATTTTCTGGACACCGACTTTGCGTTTAAATTCTAACCATGTTCGTGACCCGCAATATGCCATACCGGATCTAAGGTTATTTTCAATACTATTTATAATATCCGATGTCCTACCCGTATATTCAACCAGACCGGATACACCTTCAATTGATACATTAGTCATATGTGTTCCATTATATTCACGGGCTTTAGTACTAGCCATACCGAAATATTCAACAAATTCAGGGATAACTGGTTTAAACGTAAGTGGATCGATAAAACAATCTGTCGTAACTTCAGTACCGTTTCTATATTCCAATTCAATTTCATCCATATAAAACGGACCTTCAGCTAATGAGGTTGATGCTAACATTTTACCACACATTACCATATCAGCACCAACAGCAATTGCTTTAATGATGTCACTGGATGATTTGATACCACCATCCGCAATGATTTGACCACCACATCTTTGTTTTGCTTTAGCACATTCAATAATACTTGTCACATTTGGGATACCAATCGCAGTTGATTTAGCAGTTGAACAGATTGAACCACCAGCAATACCAACCCGAATCATATCTGAACCAGCTTCCATTAAACGGGTATACCCATCAGCTGACGCAACGTTACCTGCTATAATGACGGCATCTGAACATTTCTCACGTATGTATTTAACCGTATCGACACATACCTTTGAATTACCATGTGCGAAATCACAACAGAATTTATAAACACCGTGATCGATGAGTGTGTTTATCCACTTACGATCCTTACCAACTGAAAAGAACACGTCAACACAATCAGTACCAACCGCTTCAAATACGTGTCTATGTTGGTGTTCACCCGACTTAAAGTAACGATGGACCGTGGTTAACATCTTGTGTTCCATACAGAATTTGATCATATTGACTGAACTTGTATGGATCATAGGTGAATTTATAATAGGGTTTGTGTATGGATATACCGCAACATCAGCGTCATTTCGACTGTTTAAATCGGAATATGATGGACGTAATGCAATGTCATCATAACTGATCGCTTCAACTTCTTTTAAAAATTTCATGTTTAACTCCTATGTTCTTTTGGGTATACTAACCTACAAACATTATACGTTTTAAAACCAAAGGATGAATATGAAAAAGCAAAAAACTGATATTAAGATTAATGACTTGAAGGTTTTCGAAGAAATTGTAATAGCATTGAATAAGACTGTTGAGAGTATTAAGATCACCGTTGACCAGTCCGGTATGACTATTCTAACCCGTAATATATTCGCACGTTTCCACATTGCATCCAACTGTGTTGAGTCATCTGAACCATGTGAGATGAACGTTAAGGATTTGACCATGTTGATTAAAACACTAAAGTTGATCAATAAGCAATGTAAAAATATGGATGGTTTAACATGTTACTTTGAACATCCGTTCATGTATTTCAAATCGAAAGACGTTAAAACGAAGATCATCACGGTTAAAGAACGTGCAATCCAGAACTCACTTGATAGTGCAATTGATGCTGTATTTGAACCTGTGTTTGAATTCAAGACCAATAGCAAGATCATTAAAGACATATGCACCAACAAATTCATCTTTGAGGATCTGGAATCAGCTAGATGTTATTTAGTATGGGGTGGTGAAGATATGCACAACAACAAGATTTACACTGAGTTGAATAACCGTATGAATGAGTTAAACAGTTCATTGACGTTACCATTGGGTGACATCACCATGAATAAATTGAAAGAAGAACGTGATATCATTCTTGATTTTAATCGTCTAAATGCATTCAATATGTTTAAGACTGATGAGGATATTGTGATTCAACTAACATCGAAGAATATCCTGATTAGTGAATTAGATATAAATAACAAGAACGGAACATTCATCAAATTGAAGGTTTACAACTCATTGAGGAAAAGTTAATGGATATTAAGTATGGTATAATCGCAGTTAGTCGTGATAATGTAATGACTGAATCAAGCTCACCAGTATATCACTTTGTCGGATTTGAGAACCAACCCCAGTTTACTGATTATATATCATTATATAATGAATTAAAAGTTGATGAAGAACTTGGTCTATGTGATATCATGGATGATCTAATATTGGTTCCAGCATCAGAAGGTGTGGTTAATGACCATAAGGACATATTCAAATCAATGAAATCATTATCTGATATGTATGACGGTGAATAACAATGGGTTCAATAATAGGTAGTTTAAGAAAACGGATATACGATAGAACTGGTAAGACTTTATCTGAACGACAAGATGAAGTCCCTTCTATCCGTAATAATTGGACTGGTGCCAAACATTTCTTTGAACACAACCTAGTTGAAGTTCGTTTCAAACGTAGGATCACCAAAGAAGGTGGTTACAAGAAAACCCGCAACATGATCATGACTTCAAATTTCTTTTACGGTCAAGCATTGGCTATATCATTAGGTAAGCCATTGAAGAAACCTAAAATAAAAAGAAAAAAGTCTTGGTATCGTACCAGAAACCTGATATTAGTGTTTGATGTAATTGAGGGTAACTACCGGATGGTCAATCTAGATCCACCAAATTTTGAGGTGATCGACTTTATATCATTCCGAAAAGAGAACCTTCAGCTTATTGGTGGTTGGCAAACCAAATACAATATAAAGAATATCTCATCTGGAAAGAAGAGAAAATTAGCTAACAGGTAATAATGGACGACCTAGAACAAATTGATTGGTTATATGACCGTATAACACCATACCTAGCCCGAAATAAGAAACAGAAGAATAAAATAATATTCAGATGTCCGTTTTGTGGAGATTCCAAAAAGAATAAATCTAAAATGCGGGGTGAATATCATATTGACTCTGCATCTTATTGGTGTTGGAACTGTGAAAAATCAGCTACTGGTTTTGAATTATTAGCTCAAATTTCAGGTGATGACCATGATGACCTCCTACAAGAATTCTTCAAACTTAAATATAATGGTAAGTATTCTAATTCTAAAGCGGTTAAACGTGAACTATCTGTATCGGAACGAATCCAGATAATCGAACCATTGGATACATGGACCTATGATATCCCACAACGGATCATCGACTATCTAAACAAACGATTAATTTTTGACGCACCTTACCTATCATCAGATTATAGATTCATGTATGACACTGAGCATGGTGGTCTAGTTATCCCATGGTTAAACAGTAATGATCAGATGATTTATTATCAGACTCGTAATATGTCCGGTGACGGTCTTAAATACGTGTTTCCATCAGATACATTTAAACCAGTTGGTGGAATGGATGGTATCGACCTCGCATTCCCCTATATAATCGCTTGTGAAGGTTTCTTCGACAGTAAGTTCATCCACAACGGTGTGTGCGTTGGTGGACGTGTTATGACCAAATATCAGCGTATGATCCTGAAAGAGCGTTATCCACACCATACTATTGTACAATTCTATGATAATGATGGTGAGGGACGTAAATCAATGGTGAAATATGCTACTAAATCACCACGTGACCAATTCTTAATGTACCCATCCAACATGGTTGATGGTGAGGATATCAACGACTATGCACTGAAACATGGTGTTGATAATGTATTTTCCCGACCTAAAGAACTTGAAAAACTTATCACCCATGGTGTAATGATCAAGATGCAGTTATCGAAAATGTATAAATAATATAAACAATTTAAGGTGTTTATGCAAAAACTTATCGATATTTATGAAAAAGCTGGTCGTGATTACAAAAAAGAGTACGATGACTACCATAGTAAACCTGAACAGAAGAAGAATCGAGCATTGAGGAATAATGCACGAAGGAATTCATGCTGTAAGAAGGGTGATGGTAAAGAAGTTGATCACATTAAGCCACTTTCCAAAGGTGGAAGTAATGATAAATCGAACCAACGGGTTGTAGCACGAAGCACTAACCGCAAGAAAGGTTCAGACTAAACTGTATAAATATTGATACAACTAAAGGATTATATTATGAACAATCAAGAAAGAAATAACAATGATGACACAATTTCACTACGTGAAGCATATACAAAGATCAACGAAGCTGGGGATTCATCTGAAGCTAAGAAAATTATGAAACAACTTAAACCGTCGATCTCATCTACTGGTTCATATAGTAAAGATGAACGTGGTGGTATAGAAGTGGAGGTTATTTCAACCCCACTACTTGATGAAGTCGCTTATGTGTTTCAAGCTACTTGGGATGGTAAACAAGATAAACCATTCGTTGTAACCATTCAGGATGATGAATTTGAATCATATTCGAAACATTCCAGTGCTGATAAAATAGCTGAGATGTATTTCGATAGAGTAATTTAAGGAGTCATATGCCAATTGTTGATGTAGATAATATAAATGTTGATGAACTAGAGAATGCATTCCTAGCTATCCTGACTGATCACGATAAGGATGTTTACATACAGCTTGGAACTGACGTTGAACGGTTACAGTTCATCATAACATTAATCGAAGACGACTACCTACCATATTTCAATAAAGATGATCTGATGTCATCACTCCTAGCTGAATTGGATGTGTTGGTTGATGTCAATGATCCAAATTTTGAATTATCCGCTGATGTTATTGATATCATAGTCAATATATCAACGATTGCCCGTAATGATAATGACGTACCCGATTCCATCAAAGGTAGACTGTTAGTAATCCTGACCTATACTTTGGAGTTAGTTGAAGGGTGAGGTTTCAACAACATATGAAGAAGAGTAGTAATGGTAAATACAATTCTCTTTGTGGAACATTCAACCCATTAAATGAATCAAAATACACGGGTTCAGATAATCCAAAATTCAAATCTAAACTTGAATTTATGGCAATGACGTTCATGGATAAATCTCCACACGTATTGAAATGGTCTTATGAAACTGTAGCTATACCCTATATTGATCCAACAAAAAAGAATAGAGAAGGTGGGTATGGTAGGAAGCGGAAGTATTACATTGACCTGATTGCCGATATCAAAACAAAGAATGGCATCAATAAAGTTTGGATAGAGGTTAAATCAAAGAAGGAAACTTCATCAACACCACCGAAGTTCACCAAACGTAAAAATCCACGTAACCGTAAACTAGACGAAGATACATGGAGACGTAATCAGGCTAAATGGAAAACAGCAAGGGTTATTGCTAAGAAACGTGGATATCGGTTTATAATATTGACAGAAGATGAACTACGTTAATTATTTAATCGAATTAGCGTAAATGTCAATCATTCTTTTAGATTTTTCTTCAAGTTTTTTCGAACGTTCAGCATTATTCTCATTAACACTTTCCTCGGTTATGGCTGGTTGACCATTCACCGAACGAATAGCATTCATAATATCAACAATCTCATCCTTGGTTTCATTGAATGTAGGATGTTCAATTTTAGGTTGAGCTTCTTCAACTCTACCCGTCTTTGATCTTGTCATACCAGAGTATGCGCTTAATATATTTCCGAAATCTTGTGACATTATATTACCTCTTGGGTTCTCAACCCCGCTTATCTATCTATATTTATACCAATCGGTTGAGAACCATACCGAAACACTACTGGTAAAATTTATTATAGAACCATGAATTGTTGGTTACAATGTTTTCAGATACCACTCTACCAAGAATTTCACTGTATCTACTCGGTGTTGATCGAACTACAGGTTTAACTGTATGATCACCAAACACTCCATGAACTTCGTGATCCTCTTCAACTTCCTTTACTACATTATTGAAGTCATGTTCGAAATTAGTCATACCTAGATATTCATAAATACCTTTCATGGTACCTTCAGGATCTAAAGTTAGATCTTCGAACCTAACACAATGGATATTATCCAAGTTTCCCCGAACCTCTGCATCGTAAAGTCTCTGTAGTGCTATAGATATATGTGAGTCGGTTAACCATTCCTGAACACGCTGTTCGACCATCAAATGACCACCAATCGGGAGATGTTGATTTTCTCTCCATACAAGTTCCTGACTCACCATTACTTCACGGAGATCACGAACCATACAAATCATCTTCGGTGTTTCACCCAATATATTAGTTAACCACTCATGTACAATCATCCATCCACGTGATTTATCACAAACGGTTGGTTTATCCGTAATCGGATCATAGAAACCATCCATTGCACCTCTACATGAATGAAGCATTGCTTGTCTCATCAACTCAGTTGGTTGACTCTTGACTTCAGGCATCTCCATATGATTTTTGATACCTTCACAAAATCCCAATAGTGGACTTGTTGGTGATCCATAAATTTCTGGGTTTTGATGCAGGATTACTTGTAAGAGTTCAGAACCTGATCTAGGCATACTACTGTTAAATAAAAACTTTTTACTCATTGACTACCCACTTTAACTTTGTATATTAAAAAATAAGGGGTTGACACCAACCCCCATTAGACTTATGCAAGTGCTGTAACGATGGTAACGACCAATGCTGAAACATCAGCAATTGAAATACCTGCATCAACTGAATTGATTGCACCGATCATTTTAGTCGCTAATACCTGACCTTGGACGTTTTGGGCTTCAATAACTGTTAGGTCATCAAAATCCTTTGCTAATGATGCTTGAGCACCAGCGTTTAGTTCAACCCACGTTAGTGATGTGGTAGCCTGAATAGCCTGTCGAACTTTTCTATTACCTAATGGAGCATCACCACTCATCAGTGTTACTTGAACGCCAAATTCCATACCGTCTTCGGTTCTTTCAACCTGACGTGCATTTGTTAATGTAATTCCGGTGATTGTTTGAACAACTTCAATGTTCAACCCGTCTACTACTATCTGTTTACTCATTTTATATATTTCCTTTGTTGTTTATCTCAATGTATCTACACTCGATATATAATTATACACATTTAGGTCTAATAATCAAATCTATTTATATGATTACTTATGCGAATGCACCATTATTAACCGTTGCAGTCTTAATCGATACACCATCATGTACGGAAACCTTCAAGTCCGTTCCATCATAGAAGAACGAGAACTGACTTGCAGTTATGTCTGTTGGGGCAACTGTTGGTGGGGCAGGTAATACAACATGTCCATCACCTTTAAGTGCAATCTTATTAGATGTATCAGCCGTTGCACCAACACCAATTTCAACCGAACCAGCGGTTGAGTTAAGTACATTAGAACCGAATGCATTTGAGCGTATTCCAGTTGCGTTACAGTTAAAACCGAATGCTGATGCTTTTTCTACACTGGCAACACAACTTCTACCATGAGCAGATGCATCTAAACCACTGGAGCTATTATTACTACCGACAGCACTTGAAGTCGCACCACCCGAAAAGTTGAAATGACCTATAGCAGAACTGTTTTCTCCACCAGCACTATTAACGTAACCAACAGCATTGGAAAATGACCCAGTACATGTATTACCGTAACCTACTGCTGTTGATTTAGGATCACTAATAGTATTACCGACACCAACCGCACTACCACCACTAGTTACACCAGCATTAACTGTATTATCATAACCAGCCGCTAAACTTTCGGTAGATCCAAAATTCATAGTATTGTTATTACCAAAAGCTGAATTAGTTGTACCATCAATGTCGTTTAAATAACCCACCGCAGTGGTCTGTGGACCTGATGCAGTGTTAGCGTAACCAACTGCAACTGATGTATTTCCTAATGCGAAGTTTCCATAACCCATTGCTGTTGTGTATGAATTTGATGCAGTGTTTTTCCAACCCATAGCAACACTACCGTCAGCTGTTGCAGTGTTAGAGTAACCTACCGCTGTAGTATAATTTGAATTTGCTATATTGTTATAACCTACTGCTGTTGATTTATAACCGCTTGCAACTTTAGTTACTCCACTTCTAGCAGATTGAACATCTAAGGCTTTATCACCTCGTGTATTACCAGTTTTATTACCAGCAATCATTGCTAAACTAACTGGAATCTGTTCCATAGCGTAAGGTGGTGTTCCACCTCCACCTACAGGTGTTCCATTTACGGAGAATCCGTTTACACCAGCCGTAACAAAGTTTACACCAGATGCAGAAATACTTAATTTTTCAGTGTTCAGTGATCCAACTTCAGTCGAATCGGTAATCGTGTTAGTCAAATTACGACCAAACGTTGAAGCCGCATTGACATTTGATGTACAATTATAACCAACTGCTACTGCTCCATATCCATTCGCTGTATTGGAACGACCAACAGATGTGGATCTATTACCAGATGCTGAATTACTTCGACCAAAACTTGAACCAGTTGAACCAGCAGTATTACCATTACCGACAACAACTGGGTCCAATGCGTTTACATCAGTACCACCAACATCAACACCATTTACTTTGAATCCGTTTGCACCACCAGTAACGAAGTTTACACCCGCTGAACTAATCTGAACCTTCTCAGTGTTTGCAGGACCAATGTCCAGTGAGTTTACTGTTGAGTTGGTGATTGCTTTACCGATGGCAATCGCACCAGTGCCTATCGAAAGAACACTTTGCCCAAGCGCCAGCGCACCAGCACCATTTGTATATGAACCTTTACCAATCGCACAACCATAACTCACTTTTGATTGAGCACCTGAACCAATAGCTATGGTACCAGTGTCATCTGCTTTGGCGTTATATCCAATTGCCGTAGACTCAATACCACCCGCATTGGATTTTGCACCGAAAGCGGAACTATCAAGAGCACCTGCCACGGTATCATAACCAACTGCTACAGATTCATCGTAGCTTGCGGTATTACTAAAACCAACTGCTAAAGATTTATAACCGCTTGCAGTGTTACCAGAACCAAATGCAGACGAGTAAAGTCCTAGCGCAGTATTTTCTGATCCAACTGTTGTTGAGTTGACCGCATATGCAACCTGTGTTACCGCAGTTCGGCTTGTTTGTATATCTAATGAACCTGAACCACGGGCATTACCAGTTTTGTCACCACCGATCATTGCACCGCCTACACTTTCAATAGCGTATGCTGGAGCACCACTTTCACCAGAAAGTGTTGCTATATCTGTAGTATTCTGATCAACATCACCCGAAAGTGCTGATATATCTGTGATATTTATATCAATTGCACCAGAAAGTGTTGATATATCTGTTGTGTTTTGATCAATAGCACCAGAAAATGATGATACCTCACCCGAAAGTGCTGATATATCTGTGATATTTACATCAATAGCACCAGAAAGTGTTGATATATCTGTTGTGTTTTGATCAATAGCACCAGAAAATGATGATACCTCACCAGAAAGTGTTGATATATCTGTTGTGTTTTGATCAATAGCACCAGAAAATGATGATACCTCACCTGAAAGGGTTGTGATATTGGTTGTGTTTTGATCGACATCGCCAGAAAGTGATGTTATGTATATACTATTTTGAGTAACATCACCCGATAGGGTTACGATATCAGATGTATTTTCATCGATTGCACCACTTAGAGCAATAACAGTTGGGTCACCTGAAAGTTGAAAGTTACCAGTATATGTGTTAGCTTGATTAGTGAAATGAATCAACTGATCAGTTATATAAGAGTCGGTATCTTGAACGAGTGTTTGTTTATCTGGGTCGTAAATCATATGTGTCCTTTAAATTGTCGGTTAGGTTGACCATTTATGGGTGAATAGTTTCTGTGCTTCTTTGTATTTATACGAATTCACACCTTCACCACAAGACTCATGAGTTACTTGGATTGGAATGACCCCCACATTCAGTTTATGATTATAAGCTTCTATACATAAATCGAGATCATAGAAATCCCACATAAATTGATAATCGAACTTGATATCATTATATGCTGATGGTGTCATAGCCATAAATAACCCATCAATTGTCAACACCTGTTTCGGTGTTTTTTTACCAGCTGAAAAATCAGACATAAAATATACACCATTACTCCGATGCATTACTGACCCATATTTACAATCACCATTAATCAAATGCCAAGCTATGACCTCATTGTTCATATTCACCTTGGTTGCACCCGCAACACCCATGATGTCATATCGGTTTGAATATGTTTTAAGTTTCTCAGGGAAGTTTATATCATCCAACCAAACATCGTCATGCACAAATACGATGATAGGTTGATCAGTTTCCTTTCGATATGAATCAATGACCTCATTATAACACACCGTTAACGGCTTATCATTATGCTCATACCAAATCACACAGTCACCATAAGTGCTGTGTAATAATGATTGGTATAATACTGTGTCAGTCTTAATACCACGGGTACATGACACAATTTTTATATTCGGACGACTATCCACCCGATTCCCACCAACAACGAATCTCATTCAAAGAATTATAAACATTTTCAAAGAACTCAATATTCAACTCTTCATATTTTGGTGGAACATCGGATTGTATGTTGGCTTCAATTTCTTCGATAACCAACTGTATATCCTTTTTAACATTGGATATCAGATTGTGATCAAACTCTTCACTTGTGTCATTATCAAAACCATTCATATTAATCTTGCTCCACTTCTTCTACTTGGGTACCATTATCGGTATCATCAGTTGAATCCTCTACGGGTCTCCAATCTAACACCTGAATCTGTTTATTTTCATTCGTTACCAGTTTATCAGTCTTAGTTGACATGATACGATACTCAGACATATCAGTGACATCAGTCCAAACCTTTTCGAACAGTACATCACCTTTCATCATCAGTTTTTGACCACCGACTTCGAAATATTTAACCTTAGTATTGTCAATCATACTATCCAAGACATCATCAGGAATTGGTGCAATCTTTTGATCAGCTACCATATTATCCATCAGTACATCAGCAACATGTACGGTTTTTTTAGGTTCAACCACTGGTTCTTCATACGGCAACTCCTCAATCAACTCAACATTATCATCAGTCATTGCATAAATCTGCTGTAGTTGTTCGAATGATTCACCATACGCTATTTCTTCCATTGGTGTTGATGTGCCAACGTGTCTTACTCTGAACTTTCTCTTCTTAGCCATTTTCTTATTCCTCCACTTGTTGAATATTGATTTTAGAGACACCATCTGTTTTCTCCACGGTAATTACTCGGTTAAATAAATTTTCAGTTAATTCCGGTCTATGGGAAACAATGAAAATATCCTGCTTGTTTTTAATGTTAAACTCTGTTAAGATGTTCATCAGTTCTTTAATAGCTTTACTACATAGGTTACTATCCATATACTCATCAAGCATTAGTATATTTGAAGTTATACCCGAACGGCTTGCAACAAAGTCACGAAATGCAAATGAAACAGCGATTGATAATCTCATCTTCTCACCTGATGAAAAGTTTGCATAATCAGTATCACCGGACTCTGTGTGGAATACATACGCTAGATCTTCATCAAATACACAGTTAAATTTAGCACCAACCCTGTTTAGGTATGTTGCAATTTGACTATTCAATAGGTGAACCAGATCAGTGATAACCATCTTACGGACATTTTCATCTGATACGATGGTCTCAATCAGTCTAAGATATGTAAGTTCATTCTTGACTTCACTCATCTTAGTTTTAATTGTATTGAATGATTCAGTCTGTTTATTGACCATATCCTGAAACGGTGTTAACCCTGTGTCTATTTCCGCTTTGATCTTCGTAGCGGCTTCCTTGTCGTTGATCATCCGTGTTTTGATTGTATCAAGTTTACGCTTATCGTTCTCAATAGCTTTCCGGTCATTTTCAAGTTCTTTGAATCTTTGTTCAGACTTCTTGATCTTAACCAGTGCATTATTGATCTTACCAATCATCGTATCAATTTTTTCAATACGTTCATGATGTTTGGTGATCACATCGTTATGGAGGTTGTTTTTCTCATTACAACCCACTATGGTTGTTTTATGTCCTTCAATTTCCTGTTTATGTTCAGTAATTGAAACATCTGTAATCATTTTGATCGACTCACGTGCATCACTGATGGAGAACTTACCATCGAATAAAGGTTTACAATCACCACATAGGTTTTCATAAAGTTCTTCATATTTGGATATGTGATCACGTTTATTCTGAATTGAAGACTCTAGGTTCGTTATAGACGACTTAATCGAACGTACATCATCCTTGACATGTGCAATTTCTCTATTAACTGATTCGATGTCCTGTTTTTTCTTGTTTATAGCAGTTTGAACATCATGGCGTTTTGTCTTGACTTCATTCAATTTATCGTTTACATCAGACTTACGACTCAATAGTTCCGCATACTTACCATCGAAGTTATCAAATTCAGCTGGGATGGAGTCCTTTAGTTTGGTGTATTCAACCTTTTTAGCTTTTAGTTGGTTGATCATTACCGCTAATTCGTCCTTCTTCCCGTCGATGTAACCATCATGATTACGCTTAGTTTCGATTAATGTATTTTCGATTACCGCATATTCACGTTCAATTTTACCAAATTCGTTATTAACGTCCAGACATTCACGGTGAACCATACCGTACATAACACCAAATACAGCTAAGTCGAATACCTGTTCGATGAAATCACGTTTGTCTTTCTTCTCAAGTTTGAAAAAGTTATACGCTTGATCTGATGTCAACACATTAGTTCTAAGGAATATGTCAAACTTACATTTTATAACCTCATCTTCAACATACCGTCTGGTTAATTTTTGACTTGATTCCGAAATATCCTGTTCATCTTCCGGTAGGTCAAGTTGCTCTAATTTACAAAATGATGCACAACTTTTTTTCTTAAGGCCAGTTGTTATTCTATATGGGATACCATCTGCGATGAAATCTAATGTCACCCTAGTGTCACGATCAGCTGATAAAAAACGGTTTGGGATACGTTTATTCACAATATCATCCAACGTCTTACCGAATAATGCAAACATGAAAGCGTTGATGATATTACTTTTACCAGCACCGTTCCTAGATTCTGGGATATCATTATTTTGACCACGGATCATACTTAAACCGTCATGTGCTGAGAAATCAAACCATTCATCATCAAACGATAGGAAGTTCTCCATATGCATTTTACCAAATATTAAATCCATTATTTCATCCTCAGTTTCTGTTCTGCTTTATTGAAAAATTCAATTGCTCTTGTTTTCAATATGGTTCTATCAATATTAAACTCCGATAACGCAGAATCATCAATCTTGTTTATATAGTCAGTCACATATGTTGATTTTGAAAAATCACCAGTTTCCAATGTTTGTATATCTGACACCTCAACATCACCGAAATTTATTTTATGTTGGTATTCGATATCACACGGTTCAAGTGGTTGATTTTCATTGATTGACCTGATTGTGTCATTCATATCTGAATATTCAATAGCACAGTCGATAAACAATCTGACAAAGTTTCCATTAACCTTCGTGAAATCATAATCTTCATTTATTTCACTCATACGTATTTCAATGTGATGTGGTGCTGATGTATTTTCGATGAACGTGTATTCTTCCGTGTGCATATTCAGGTTGTAGAAACCGAATTCTTTATTGA